ACAATCGTCTCACCTTCAGCGGCGTGAACCATGTAGTTGTCGCCGTAACGTCCTAATGTTCCTAACCCAGAAGCTAATGCTTCAATGCTGGGTTCGCCGTGAGTCTTTGGTGATGTATTGAGCGTCATTATGAAATCTCCAGAACACTTGCGAAAGCGTATATCTTATCCGCTGTGTCGCAATTAAGTATAAGCGCATCACTGGCCTCTAAGACGAAAGGGCCAGTAAGTGACGTGTCTGCGAGAGTTCCTATGCTGTTCTTCTCTAACGTAACCGTTACAGATGCCGAACTATCGGTAATCTTTGGGTACACAACTATAGTCCCACTGTGACTATTATACAATTGTATGTTTTTAACAATAGCCTGTGTTTCACTAGGACACGTATAAATTGTGACATCCCCCGTGGAACCAACTAATTTTGCTATATTTTTGTATGCAGAGGCCATCAGTCCATAAACCAATTCATGCCATTTGTGTCATCTTCGCCGCTTATGACAGAGGGCATTTCCTTCGTCGTAAGAGCCCTTTCAACAAGCTGAACCAATCGAACCATCGTTTGCTGGTCATATTCAACAGGAGCAAGAGGAAGAGACGTTTCGAGTAACTTACCCATTATCGCCTCCCGTCAGGTTGAATTTCCATCCTCACATCACCCAACGTCCAAGAAATGTCGTCAGCACTACTCTGAATACGCAATACAGCAGAACGAGATCGTGCTCTTACATCAGCCTGTTTGGTAGTGCTTGTGACAGAACTTGTGGAGTTAGTTGTCAAGCTTTCTCCGGGATAGTTACGGGTCTTCAATATGTAGTCAACGCCATTACCCGCCGCACTGGATATATCAATATCTGGTATAAGCTTTTTAATAAAAGCAAACTGATTGCCGTCTCCTATATCGAACACAGAAGATTCAATGTATGAAGTCATTGCGGAACCGTCATTCGTGGTCCCTGATTCGTGGTCATAGATGAAATTTGAACTGTTAATAGTTCCCGCAGCACGGGGTTTACTAAACAATCCAAAATCAACCCAAGCAGTTCTTGACAACGAACCAATGTCCCAGGTTCCCTCTGCATGGTTAAACTTCACATAACGATCAATATCATCACTACTAGAAGAACAGTAAAACCAGAATATTTCGTCAAACATCCGGTTAGAACCCCCAAAGAACTTTAGTTTTTCTTCAAGGTTTATATCGTCAAACACGTACCTAAGAATTGTGCAGGGTATTGTCTGTATCTGCCCCGCATATACAAAAAAGTTCTCCGTATCCATCCAGAAAACACGATCTCCAACGGGAACAACCAGGTTTGGAGACAACACTGACACGTTGTTTGCTAAAAGGGCAAAGGAAAAGGTAAAGGGCGGTCCTACAAATCGCATACTGTACAAAGAAGAATCAGTCCAGATCAGCGTTTCCTGTCTTGTTTGCGTCCCGGTAATAATTTCGGAACCAGAAGAAAGGCGCATAGACCCTGCTGTATTCGTTACGGTAGGTGTCCAATCAACCGCATTTTCCTGATCTGACCAACGTACAAGCAAAAGATCCTGTGCCGTAGTCCCTATAGTATTGGCACCCAAGCAAATAACGTGACGATCTGTGTCTGATACAAGAACCTGACGGGCCGTGGTCGGCGCACCAGAAGCCCCGGTCTGGCTACTTAGTGCTGTTGCTCTTGCAGAAAGACCTAGTGTGGCATCCCAATAATAAACACTATCGTCACGAACATTAAGAATAAGATCTTCACCCCAGTTGTCTTGTGACCACAAACGTGTTTCACCAGAAGTAAACGGAGCTACTGTATCACCCCATCCATAAAAGCCGTTGGCTTCTTTAACAATATCATCATCAGAGTGGGCGGCAGCGGTAGTGCCCAAAGAACCACGAATAACGGTTGTTAGGTCGTTGCTTGATTTTGCTGTGTAAAAAATTAATTCATCATCAATAAGTATCAAACCAGCAAAAGTAGCTGTTGCGCCACTGGCATGAAGAGCTTGAGTAGTTCCACTAGCGCCCCGTGTAAGATCACCAAGAACAGTGCCTGAGTTAGTCTTATACGAAATAAGTTCGCTGTCTATTTGAACTGTGCCTTTAGAAGGCATCCCAGAACTATCGGCTAAGTTTATACTGGTGGCTCCGAAAGCTACCGCAGCACTTGTAGTGGTCGAGGCAGTTTCAAAATCAGAAGCAGACGTTAAATCTATTGACGTTACACTGTCGTTTATGCCGCCGTCCAAAGTGGTTTGGGAATAGGTAAGGGTTGAACCACCCCAGTAACCGGAACCCCAACCGGGGCCAAGAACAGACTCTTCAATACCAACATGGATCTGGTAAACCGCAATAACAGCAGTTCCGCCTCCGGTAGCGGAAGAAGTAGCAGTTCCACCTGTATCGAGCTTGTAGCTGTTGCCAGAAACCACCTGCGTTATAATGTGTTCTTTGTTTAAATCAGCAGTGGTTAGACCGCCCACAGCTGTTGCACCGCTAAAAGTAACATAATCGCCCTCCGCTGCTCCATGTCCAACAGCCGTTACTGTAATTTCACCCGAAGTATTGACTGTAGTAATCGGGTTAGTTCCAAGAGTGGCCGTGGCTCTAACTGGTGTGATGTCGTTGTATTGAGATCCTTGTTCAATGTAGAATTTTACATTAGTTCCAACGCCCATAAGCTTTAGGGCGCCCAAAGTAATCCACGCATGTAAAGAACGGGTTGTTCCCGTCAATGTATCCGCAGAAATCTTTGTCCAACCGCCCAGCTTTTCTGGACGACCTTTTCTAAAACGTATTAGGTCGGAGTCAAACCAGCCCTGTTCATTCGCAAAAGACGTACTTTCACGGTTAACGCCAGGTTTAAACTGAACTCTGGTCAAAGGCATTCATCTTACCCTGCAACGTATGCTTTACCGTCCGTAATAGCTTTCGTGTAAGACGTTTTGGTTTTACTGGACGCCTTATACCAAGCCGTTTCTTTCTGAATTTCAAGATGGTCCGTGTTGCGTGTGACCATAAGTTTTACTTCAGCGGCAGAGCCATACATCTCTAATGCGTCAGTATCATCAGCAATAGTTGCATTAATAAGTGTTACGCTATCGTCCATAGCGGAAAAGTGTGCGGCAATTTCATCTGCCGTAAGTTCATCAGCCATTTACTTTCTCCTTGGTTTCATCAAATAATTCAGCCGTTTCGGGGTCTTTAAGACTATTAATCAACGCAGTCATAAAACTATCTAAAGCCACGTTAATCTGGTCTAACTGAAATTGTTGCGCCTGACGCTTGATTTGAAGATCCTGAACTTGAGCAATCCAGTATTTTTGTTGATCCGTGAGATCACTAGGATCGTATTCAGTGCCGCCAATGTTGACGACATTTGTTTCATTATCAACCACAACAAGTGTTCTCCTCTTTCCATTTTTCCAATTCTTCGACTTTTGCAGACAATTCTTGTACAGCTTTAATTAAAGGTATTACAAACATCTCTCTAGACAGATTTTGTGAACCATCTTTGTTTTCTTCCCAACCTGTAAATTCTGGATTGTTATATTTATCCATAGACTCTTTAACTTTTTGAGCCATCATTCCATACATTAGAACATCAGTATCTTTTTGATTTTCTTCGTTGTAATGATTAGTAAGTTCTTGTGGGACATCATAAGATGGTTTCCAACGATATGTTTTAGTTTCCATCTCATTGATAAAATCAAGACCAAGAGTATTATCTTTAATGTCTGTTTTTAAACGCTCATCTGAAGCCTGTGACCATGTAGCATTTGATGTAAAAGTATTTTGAATAACATTGGAAGCTTTACCAAAAGCTACAACATTGTCGCCTGGTCCAGCGATATCATATCCAATAACAATATTATTTGCTGCACCAGCAGCACTACCATCTGCATTACCAATACAAATATTCTTAGTACCAGTTGTTATATTATCACCTGCTAGATTACCAACACAAACATTAAGGCCATCTCCTGTTGAGATTGAAGAGCCAGCCCCATGTCCTATACAAGTATTAGAAGGGGATGTAGTCGCCGCTTGGAATGAAGCGTTTCCAACACAGGTATTATTGGCTCCCGTAGTGATATCATTACCAGAATTATAACCAAGAGCCGTATTTCCTGTTGCCGTAGTGCAAGCTCCTAATGCGCCTGACCCCATAGCTACATGATAACCGCCCGTCGTTACAGCATCAGCAGCATAATCACCTACAAAGGCACAAGAGGGTGCTGTTGTAAGAGCATTACCAGCACTATAACCAATAGCCGTAACTCCAGATGTTGTTGTTGCAGATGTTAAAGCCTGACCTCCAACTGCTGTATTGTTATTTCCTGTAGTTACAGCATCAGCAGCATTGACACCTATTCCAATATTTGCATCGCCTGTAGTACAAGCGGTAAGTGAGGTATGTCCTATCGCTACATTATTGTTACCTTCTGTTATTGCGTGTCCAGAGGCCGCTCCAAGAAAACAATTATTTGCTCCAGATGTTAAATAATAACCAGAATTATCTCCTACGATGGTGTTAGCACTGCCAGTAACAGCAGCACCAGCCGCAGCATTATCGCCTATGATTATATCTTGTGCGCCTGTTGTAAGAAGTGCTGCAACATTATTACCGATCAATACGTTTTCAGAAGAAGTGGTCATTGATCTACCAGCAGCCTGACCAATAATAACAGATGTATGACCAGTTGTTATTACCCCACCAGCGTTTAACCCTATGCAGACGTTGGAGTATCCCGTAGTTATAGCATCACCACACTGACCTCCAATAAGAGTATTATTAGATCCAGTTGTTACTGCACTACCAGCACCAAATCCAACAAATGTACTAAAATCAGATGTTGTTTGTGCGTCACCAGCAGCATTTCCTATTATGACGTTATAAGAACCACTAGTAACATCTTTACCAGCTTGATATCCCATATAAACATTATTAGTGCCTGATGTGTTATCCTGTCCAGCTTGATATCCAATACCAGTTAAAGAACCTACCGTTGTTACAGCACTTAACGCATCGTGTCCTACAGCCGTATGATTTCCACCGCTTGTAATCGCATCACCAGCACCAGAACCAATTAAATTATTATTTGCTCCTGTGGTTACTGCGTATCCGGCCCGATACCCTACTGCGACGTTATTCATATCAGCATTGCCAGAAGGATTCTGGGTGTTAAGTGCTTCATGTCCAACAGCAGTTGATTGGTCGCCAGCCACGTTTGTTGTAAGAGCGTTTATGCCTAAAGCTGTGTTCGATGTTCCTGTGGTGTTAGCATCAAGTGCATAGATACCCATCGCAACATTGATACCTGTGGTATTTGCTGTCATGGCATTACGACCAACAGCCGTTGAATCGCTGCCTGTTGTTGCAGCACCAGCATTAGTACCTATAAATGTATTATAAGAACCAGTTTCAATTGCCTTTCCAGAACCATATCCGACAGTAGTATTCTGAGTACCTGTAGTAAGAACTTCTAAAGCAACCGACCCAAGGGCTGTGTTCTGATTTGATGTAGTACAAGCACTCAAAGCACCTCTACCCACCGCCGTATTGTCATCGCCAGTTGTTATAGCGTCACCAGCAATCGCTCCTACAAGGGTGTTGTAATTTCCATCACCAGCTATTGCAGCACCTGCCGAAGAACCAACCGCCGTGTTGTAAGTTCCTGTCGTATTTGCTGCTAACGCTGCAAACCCCACCGCAGTGTTGTCTCCTGCCGTTGTAGTAGCACTTAAAGCCGCACTACCTACCGCCGTATTTTGTGAAGCAGTTGTAACAGCATCTCCAGCAGTGCTTCCAATAAAAGTGTTGTTTGTGCCAGTTGTATTTGCAGCACCAGCATTATAACCTACAGCAGTATTGTTAGATGCTGTCTCATTAAGTTTTAATGCGTTATAACCTAGTGCTGCGTTGTAGCCTCCACTTGTATTAGTGCCAAGAGCTTCCTGTCCAACAGCAGCATTTCCAACACCTGTGGTAGTTGCATCACCACAATTAGAACCTACGAAAACATTTACGCCTCCTGAAGTAATTGCAGCACCTGCATTACTACCTATAGCTGTATTGTATTCTGCTGCATAGGAACTTCCCCCTAAAGCATTATAACCTACGGCAACATTATTGGATTCTGTATCAAATCCATCACCAGCCCCATATCCAATTAAAGTATTTTGGTCGCCTGTGGTTAGAGCCGTACCAGCTTCATCACCCACTGCGACGTTATAGTTACCACCTGACGCAATTGAGTCTCCGGCGTGTTCTCCTGCGACAAAGTTGCTTGTGCCAGCCGTTTGCGTCATTAGCGAGGTAAAAACAGCATCGGCTAAAGCGTTTACTACTGCCGCACCACTTCCTGCACCGTCACAATACACGGCGGCATTATGTCCGTTTGGAATAGTGACATTGGCTCCTGAACCCTGAGAAAGAGCTATACTATCGCCAGCAGCGTTTTCAATGATAAACCAAGCAGGTGCTGTGTTTGGAGCTATTGTTATTGTACAGGCTTGGCTTAATGACCCCGTAAACTTAATTGCGCGGTACATACCGTCCTGAAGGTTTTCAGTCCCAGAGCCTGGAGAGGCCTCTCGAACAGTCAACGTGGCTGTAGAAGCATCACTTAAAGCCACCGCTTTGTACGAAGCCAGCCTATCTACGATATCAAGGTTGTGGTTCGTCGTAGTACCCCAAGTACCCGCCTGTTCTCCAGAGCCTATTTTTTCTAAACTAAAGCCTGTTGTAAATGTAGAAGCCATGATCTTTTCCTATGCCGCTATATCTGTCCAATCTGGGGTTTGAGAGTCATCAACCGCAGACCAGTTAGGTGTTTGTGAATCATCAACCGCAGACCAGTTAGGTGTCTGTGACTCGTCAATAAGACTCCAGACGTTTGATTCTCCCGTACCGCCCGTGCCAACAACGCCTGTTGGGATAACACTTGCGCTACCCGTAAGCGTAACGGTGCCAATTTCTCCTGTTCCCTCAACACCTGTAACCGTAACACTTGGAGCGTCTCCGGTAACCGTAACCGTGCCAAGCGACCCTGTAGCCGCAACGCCCGTTGGAGTAATGCTTGCGCTACCCGTAATGGTAACGGTGCCAACACCTCCCGTACCCGCAACGCCTGTAGCAGTAACATCTGCGTTTGCCGCCGGAGTGACTGTTCCAAGGGCACCTGTACCCGCAACGCCTGTAGCGGTAACTGTGCTTGTACCTGTAACCGTGACCGAACCGACACCACCCGTGCCAGCAACACCCGTAACCGTAACAGACATTCCGCCTGTAATTGAAACAGTGCCAACGGCACCTGTACCCGCAACACCCGTAACCGTAGCCGTGATACTGGGAGTAACAACCACTGTGCCAATGGCACCTGTACCCGCAACACTTGGAGCATCAGCATCATCAGCGGCGTTCCACGCACCTGAGTTCCAAGTACCCCTTCCCCAGCCTGAGATGTTTGCCAAAGCATTGTCCTCTACGCAATCCTAATAATCGCCGTACTTGCAGCGGCAGCAGGAAAAGCCACCGTAAACGTACCCGCTGTGCTGGTTTTGTTTCCACCGAAATCAAGCGCACAGACCGCTTTATCACTATTCGTGTCGTTATAAATTAAAGCTCCTCGTGCTGTGATTGTCGCTGTCGTAAAGCTAATATCAGAAAAATCCGTAAATCCAGTGGTTCCTGAAGTAGAAGGGTTTACGTTGGTTAATGCTCCTCCGCCAGCCGTATAACTACCACTGTTGGCAACTTCCCCCGTAGTAGTATAGGCTGTTGTAGATGCCCCTAATGTAGCTGTAGTAGAAGATTTTCCTCCTCCACCAATAGCGTATAGAGCCAGTTTAAAGCTATTCCCCCCAGAAGCGTCAAAATCATGGGTGGCAGACAATAATTCGCCTTTAAATGATGTACACATCGCCGTTGTAATTGCCATATCACAAACTCCTTAAATTCTTCGCCAGTTCAGGGTAACCAGCTTCCCTTAGTTTAGCCGCTATGGTTGCCCTATCTTGATCCACAGCATGTTGCATATAATACACTATAACTCCACGAACAGTATTTTTAAAAGCCATTGCTTGCTCTCGAAGAGGCTCTGGAGCGTCTTTAGCCACATAAAGGATCTTATCTACCGCCCTTTGAGCAGCTTCTTCAACAGAAAGACCTCTATTATCCGTTGTTATTACATCGACTTCGCCTACAGAAAGAGAAACATCTATATCAAACATTTACCGCCTCTTTCAAAGAAACCACTTTGTCATGCCTACCATACAAAACAGGCTTATCAACAGGCTCTGGTGGCGTCGTTTCTGACTTTTTAGTTACCGTTAAGGCACCATCTTTAACAGACATAACGAGCGGGTCATCTAATCTATGATAGCCGTAAAGCTTTTCCTCCTCTGGAACATTTGTATCTAAAAGAGTTGAGTCTTGTGCAACTTCTATTTGCATTCCACGAGCAACAGCCGCTGAAATCCAAAACTCCGTACAGGCTCGTCCAGCTTCTGCCATAACAATATTAGATTTATACGAATAGTCTATTCCGTAAAGATAAAGATGCGTGACTTTGTGGTAAATAGCAAAAGCTATAGCGTAAGGAACTGTGTTATTAAAGTAACACAATCCCGTATCTTTAACGACCTCTTCAAGGGGGTATTTCACCGCACCAGGTACACGGTCATCTAAAGTACACGTATATATAGGACCTTCGTGTTTGCCCAAAGCTTTTCGCATAGCTTCTGTCTGCGGTCCGGCATTTTCTGTGTCAAGAAAACGTGAAGCTGGGTCCATCATAAAAACACGGTCATGTTTTATTGGAACCATCATAGAATTAATTGCCCACACCTCGTCAAAATACTTCCCGTTTGCAACAGACGAAGTAAAAGCCCCTTGGGTGCTTCCAAGACCTACAATAGCGACGTGTAAATCTTCACTTATCATTGAGGAGGCTTTCTTATACTGTCATATCTATATTGATCGTGGGTTTGTTCAGCTTCACCAAGGTTTTTGAGCCACTGCAACGATTCCATATATCGTGCGTTGTAAAGCTGCAATAAATCAGGTTCACCTTTCATAAAAGTATAAGCCTCTACAAGACTGCCGTATAAAAGACACAACTCCGCATTGGTCCCTAAATAACTTGTTCCATCACTGGAAGCTGTTATTGACTGAGGACGATAAAAGTAATGAAGCTCCATCGTATAATTAGCGTCTGGAGTTGGTGCCAAAACAAAACTGTCTTCATCCCAACTAGCATAGTAAATCGGTGTTCCTGTCGTAGCGGGGTTTGGTGTGTAGTCTTGTAAAAAAGTTATGTGCTTGTATTCAAGAAATTCGTTAGCGGAACTATTAAGAGCACTTAACGAGAAGGGAGCTAAGAAATCCGTAGGTTTTGTAAGAAATTTAGACGATTGCGTAGCAGAGCCAGTAACATTCTTGCGAAAATCCTCTAGCTGACATTCTTTAAGAATGCGTTCTTCAGCGTTTAAAATAAATCTAGTTAGCTGACTTACAAACGTGCTTTCAGCATTGTCTGTATAATCCTGAATAGCGGTTTTTAATGTCGTAAAGGTAAAAGCCATGTTATGCACTCACTGTTACAGGACCAGCAGAGGCAAAACCCCCACCTCCCTTAACACCTCCTGTGGTCGCGGTTTCGCTACTAACGGTAAAAGTAAAGGTGTTATCTGTTACTTTTGTTATAGAATATCCGCTTGAATTTTCAACAACAGATGCTGTAAAACCATCAAACGCTTCAACATCTCTAAATCTAACGGTATCTCCAGTGCTTCGTCCATGCCCTGGCTCATTAACTGTAATAACAGATGTCCCAGAACTTCCAGACTTAAACCCATTAAAAGGAAGAAGAACCGTAACTTCTGGTTCTACTCTGGCGGGACGGCTAATTCTTAAAGCTTGAGGGTCGGCTCGATGATGCTTTGGATCTAGTTGCGGCTGTTTTGCTTCA